GTGGAGTGAATGAAAGCTCAGGGCCTACATCTAAGCGCGAAGAGGAAGTTAACCCCCTTTTACCTTACGGTATTGGGAGGGCAGTACTTCCCCCAGCACCCAGATTCGGCCCCTGTCGGTACCTGACCAATGGCCAGGCACCTCCTGAGCTGCGTTCTGCTTCATTCCTGCTTTTGAGTGGGTGTCTTTGGCTTTAAAAGCCTTGGATCCAATCTCTAAGCAGTCCAAGAGGGCGTCGTCGAACGAAGACGCCCAGCTCACTACGTAGCCGCGATCCGGACCCGTCAGGACAGTGAAGTCCTTTAGGCCTCTCTTCGGACGTAAGGGGTCTACAACCGACGGAAACTTCAGCCGCAACCACATCTCCAATTCAGGAGTCGCAAGACCCGCCTTTGGCGGAGTCGTAACGAGCCTACGATAATGTAGGGTGTGGTTAACGTCTAGGAGTCCCTCGGCAACTGGGATGGTGAAAAGACGACTAAGTCGCCCCCAATCACCCCAGGTTTTGAGCCCAGAGTCTTCTGGATCGTTAGAAGCAATCAGGTATAACTCCTGGTTATGCTTCGATATCTCCCTAGCCAACAGTTGCAAGGCATAACTGTACGCGTAGTTGCGTTCTCCGAGGCTCGACAAGAGCCTCTTCGAAAGAACGTTCCATACCGTATACAGCCAAGCCCTTAGACTTGAAGGTTTGGAAGACCGGGGGCCAGTCAACATGACTGGCCGAACGTTGTAGCCACCGAGGTAGTCGGCGCCACATGACTCTCTGAACGGGTTCAGCTTGTCGTAAAACGACTTGTCTTCATTGACAATAAAGCCTACCTGTTTGCACAATTCCATAAAAGGACGTGCAGCTTCCACGGGAACGATGCAGTCGTCACCAAAGACCGAAACGCGCTTAAAGTCTTCCCATTCTGGGAGGACGGTGCGGCTTGGTTTCATGATGGTTGCTATCGCCAAAGCGTAGAAGACCAGAGTCTCCAAAACAAAGGTCGTTGCATTTCCCATTGTAGCAATACATGGGATATCTATGCATACACCTTCCACCAACACGCTTTCGCAGCGTATGGCGTCAACAGCTCTAAACCAATCTGGAGGTAGTAAGAACTCTAAGAGCCCTGTTTCCACACAGTCACTGGCTGAGGAGAAGTCAATCGTCGCGTATTTACGTGACAGACTAGCTTCAAATGCCATCTTGCGATGGACATCCTGTTGAGTCTGGATGTCAACACCAGCAACAGCTAGCTTTTCCGCGATTAATCGCCCCAGACCTTGCTGTAGAAACATATTTACAGTAGGTTCAATGGCGATCGTGCGATCGGTTTCGCTGTTTTTGGGTACGGTAGTGAGTCGAGAGGACTCAACTAAATCTACGTATAGCCAAATCCCGCCTGGACGGCGAAGATCAGGGCAGCTTATGGCCAAGGAACGGGCCAGTAAGTCGTCGTAACGTAGGTAGTGTTCCCAGATTCCGACTGCCGATTGAGTGGCGGTCCACGGAGGTTGGAATTTCCGTGAATTACCACTGTCGGTGAAAGCAACTCCTAGGGAGGAGTTGGGTCCATGCTTACACTTGCTGAACCAGTCGTCTGTGGACAGTCGACCCAGCAGGTTGTGGCAAATGGACCTAGCCCTGAGAAGTGCTCGATCACGATCAGAAATCGCTCCCTTAGGAGCGGATCGGATGTGGTCAAGAGCAGGAAAATCACAGCTATGAGACCGTAGATGCGCAACCGTATCAAGGAATTTCGATACAGCGTTAACACGGCGGTCAGCTGCTCCTGCGTCACTAGAGGGTGGGTACTTCTTGAGGAAGCCCTTTTGTTGGGCGACTCTGTAGAAGTCCCATTCTTTCGGGGAGACGGGAACACAACGTTGTAAATCCTCATCAAGGAGCACCTGCAAGGATTCCACGAGGTGCATATGGTCAAAGAGCGGTTTTTGCTGCTTCTTGGAACGTGACATTTGGGGATCCCCTAAGATGTCGGGTGGGTGACGCTAGGTACGAATGTACCACAGCAGGCGCAGGAGTCCGGGGCCGTTAGGCCAGGGACAGTGTCTTGTCTACCGACGAGAGGTCGGCATTGAAACACATCTGCGCGCCTTGATCGAGCAAGTCTTGGATTTCAGTTGCCGACGTTTCGACGTCATAAGCAACTTCGACCTTGACAGTGTTGACCGTAAGGTTCCCGTTCTCGAGCACGAGAGGTTGTTTGTAGACCTTCGTGACACGAGCTTGGGTATACCCATTCGGCGCACTCGCGCTGATCGAGGGCTGTTTGGCAGTCACATCGATCGACCGGCGAGACCGTAGGTCTGCGTCGGCCGTCACAGCGAGGGAAACTTTATTCCCAATCTGGCCCATCTTGGTCCAGTTCACCGCTGTGCCACCAGTTCCTGCAATAGTCGACCCAGTTAGGGTCGAGACGGCGGATAATGACATGATGTCAACTCCGGTTATGGATGGAACACACGGACACTCAAAGCTTCAACTTCTTTATAGTCAAAGCCAAGAGGTCCAATACACGACTCGTGTCTGACACCAGGCCAGGAGGCCTGAAATCAAGGTTCAGCGGAGACGTGGCGATTTTCGCAGGGTTCTCGACCGTCCTAGTGACGTTATCGGTGATTGCGATTACCGGCTTGGTGTCGAACGAAAGAGTACGTAGCGGAACGCTACTGTACTTATCGTAGAGCACCTGATCTTCCGTTCGGGAGTAATCCCAAACGGTCAAACAGCCACCTTCCACATGGATGTCTGGGTCGCACAAGTTACTGAGCGCTGTAACAAACTGACTGATGTTAATCAGCCGGTCTATAATAAACGTCAGCGTTATCGTGTTCCAGAGACCCGTAGGTAGATCCTTGAACCGCGTGCCTAGACTCTGGCTGATGCCAGAATGCGCCCTTGAAAGGGTGTAGTAAACTACAGCACGCTTGCGTATCGTTCTTGTGTGATTACACGACCAAAATCTGACCCCATCCTCACTCGGGTAGATTCCGTTAAAGGAATCATGACCTTGTGAAACTGAGGCAGATCGTAGCCGCACACCCTTCTCCAACCGTTTGGCTGCACCTAGCGCTGTTCTAATAAGCGCTTCAGCTGTACCAAGTAACGGAAGGAATTCAAAGCGATACTTAGCCCAGGCGTTCGCTAGAGCTTTCGCTCGAAACTTTGACCTGGAGTACTGTTCCGCGATATCTTTCATCCCCTGGATTGGGTGCATGATTGAACTCAGGAATTGCCTGAGTTGGAGGACATCCTCCATAACGTGGTAATTGGTAGGATCTATCCCCGCGACAGCTGCAATGATGACCTGTTCGTTAGAGGCCACAGTGGTCTCAAGTAAAGGACAGTTGGGTGGGCGTGAGCCCATATAATACCTTGATAAATTCAAGGTCCCAGTCATCATTAGACTCGTATCGTAGCAGTAGCTGGTATGACCCAGTGGTGCCGTCGACGAGAATGCTGCAGAGCCGCCGTCCGCTGCCTGATACGCCACTCTAGACCAACTCATTGGATTGAGTATTAACTCCCCTGCGCGGATGCGCTTGCGGAAGTTAGGGGTAACAACATCAGTCATTACCGTGTAGTCATAGTCTGACGCATAAGACTCAGCAATATAAGGATCTTCTGTTATGACGTCCCCACAAGGGTTCGGAGTGCCTTTACCGGTACGATAAGTCCGGGAGGCGGAGCGATAACGTTCTTTTGGCATTTTGCCATAGGAACGCACGCGTGAACCTGGGGTTGTCATTTGGGAAGCCTCGCATTGTGACGGATTGTGGAAATGCGGACCCCCTCTCGGGG